AAGCTGCCATTGCGCGGGGCGATGTGGACGCTGCGTTTCGTGCGCTGCGGTTCGACGCCGCCGATTTGTTCAAAACAGATACTGCAATTACGGCGGCACTGGCGGCTGGCGGCAATTACCAGATGGGTGCGTTTCAGCACGCCACCCGCCGCGCGCCGATTGCCAGCCGGATTGTGCAATCCTTCGGGGGGCGGAATGAGCGGGCCGAGCGGATTGCGCTGGAACTTGGATCGAAGCTGGTGACTGAGGTGGTGGACGACACGCGCGTGATGATTGCCCAGACGATCCGGGGCGGGCTTGAGGCTGGTGACGGGCCGCTGCGCACCGCTCTGGACATTGGCGGGCGCGTGGTCAACGGCAAGCGACAAGGCGGTCTGGTGGGGCTGCACAGCACGCAGGCGGAGTATGTCCAATCAATGCGGGCCGCGCTGTCGCCCACAAACGGTGTTGGGGTTCGCCGGATCGTGACGGACCCGCTCACAGGAAAGCAGCGCGCGATCAAAGACTACTGGATTGGCCAGGATGGCAAGCTGAAAAGCACATTTACTGCGCGCAACAAGCAATCCGACGCTGCCATTTTCCGCGCCATTCGTGACGGCACAACTTTGCCACAATCCGCGATTGATAGGGCCGCGCAGGGATACTCAAACAACCTGTTGCGGCAACGCGGCGAAACAATCGCCCGCACCGAAACGCTCAAGGCATTGAACGCCGGGCGGCAAGAGGCGCTGGACCAACTGATCGAAAACCCGAACAACGATGTGCGGGCTGAGGATGTCGTGAGGGCGTGGGATTCCACGGGCGACGGCAAGACGCGCGAAACACACGCAACGGCAGACGGGCAGGTAGCGGCGCAGGGCGTGCCGTTCACGGTTGGCGGTTTTCAAATGATGTATCCCGGCGACACGAGCCTCGGGGCACCTGCTGGGGAAACCGTAAATTGTCGATGCTATTCTGACGTAAGAATTGACTTCTTCGCGAGGTTGACCTGATGGCCCGATACACTTTTGCCACGCTGGACCAGTGGACCAAAAAGACCGAGCGCCGAATTGACGCCGTGCTGAAGGACGCAACGCAATCCGTCGTGGCCGTGGCGCAAGTTTCACGGGACAAGGGTGGCCGAATGCCTGTCATCACAAACACTCTGAGGGGCAGCCTTCAATCGTCAATCGCTGGCGGGGCGTTCGCTGAGGGCGAGGCGTCGCACATTCTGGTTGCTCCACAAATGAAAGGCGGCGACGTGGCAACATTTACTTGGACGGCAGAATATGCGGCGGCAGTCAACAATGGCAACCGAGGCCGCCCCGGCGCGCACTTTGTCGAGGGCGCCGTCGATCAATGGACCGCTATCGTGCGGGCGTCCACGGCGAAAGCAAAGGCGCGGGTCAGATGAACCACAAAGACATTAAAACAGCCCTGCGCACGCGCCTTGCCGCCACGCCGTCCGCCCCGCCGATTGTATGGGGTGAAAACGCGCCGGGTGTTTATGATACGCCGTCGCTGCAATACGTCACGCCGGATCCGCCTTATTGGTTGGCGTATTTTACCACCACGCCGCCTGAGCGTTTCGGCCTGTCCAAATCAAGCCGGATGGTCGTTCGGCTGTTTGTGGCGGTCTTTGTGCAAGAGGGCACGTTCGAGGATGAAGCCGACGACCAAGCGCAGCGCATCATTGACCAATTCCCCATTGACCTGATACTATCCGCCGGAGACGGTCAAATTCAGGTGACAGATATGGGCGACCCACAGCCGGGCGCAATCGACGGCGCATACTTTCGCAAGAACGTGTCGATCCGCTGCCGCGCAATCTTTCAAAGGACACCTTAAATATGGACAAGAAAACACACCGCGCAAAGGCTGGGCCGATCACAGGCGCGTACATCGTTACAATGCCAACACCGACTGGTAGCACGCCTGCAATGATTTACAAGGGCGACGTGCCAGAGAAAGGCGCGGTCATGCAATTCGCAATGCCTAATGGCGTCACATATTCCGGCACGGTGGCCGACGCTACCGAAGCAGGTGGTGAAGTTCTGGTCGAGTTTACATCGGGTCTTGTCCCGGTCCTGAAATAGGCATCCCGCCTATCCACGCTCATGAAAGGAAAATATCATGGCACTTACTGAAGGCATCGGCGGGTTTCTGTCCGTCTCGGCAGCTACCCCAGCAACCTTTGACGCAGACGGATACGTCGCGCTGACGTGGACCGAAGTGGGTGAAGCATCCGAAATCCCCGAATTCGGCGCGGCTTATTCTGCGGTCATGTTTACGTCTCTCAAAACTGGTATTGAAAACAAATTTCATGGAGCGTTGAATTACGGTTCGATCACAATCCCCTTGGGCTATGACTCCACCGACGCTGGTCAGATCATCTTGCTTGCTGCGCTGGCATCCAAGGATGAAATCAGCTTCCGCGAGACGCGCAGCGACGGCACAATCCGTTATATCATGGGCAAAGTCATGTCATTCCCGCGCGGCCAGTCGGTCGGGTCGGTCAACATGGCAAGCTGCAATATCGAGTTCACGCGCGCCGACGTTGAGGTCGCCGCACCGTAATCCTGCAACTCCGGCAGGCTAGGGGGGTGAGGCGTGGTTAACCGCACCCCCCGAATTTAACCTAAACCGAAGGATATAAACCATGGATTGTTTCGACTCAGTATCAGCGGCAGAGGCGGGCGCTTGGCTGCACCTGACCAACCTTCGCACAGACGCGCCGGCATACGTCACAGGCAAGGACGGCACTTCCGACTTGTCCAAGCCTATGCGGGTGAAATTGATCGGCATGGACGCGCCGGCGGCAAAGGCCAAGGAGCGCAAGCGCGCAACCAGCATCCTGAAGCGGCGCGGCGGCAAGATGGACTTCGCCAAAATGACCGAGGCGCAACTTGGTGCGCTGGTCGACGAAGGTCAGGAGGGGACTGTTCAAGCTGCCGTTGATCAGACAATCGGCTGGGAAAACCTAAGCCTTGACGGCAAGCCCGTGGAGTTTTCGGAAGAAGCGGCGCTTGCGATCTATCGCAAGTATCCGTCGATCCTTGAAGAAGTGACAGAATTCTTGAAGGACCGTGCCAATTTTTTCGCACAAGCCTAGATGCGCTTTGCCTCTGGGCGCGACAACACGCGTGGTTATGCGCGCAGCCGCAGGACATAAAGCAGACGCGTTGGAGTTTTTTGGAGCGGGCAAATGAAGAACCGGACTTTCCTGAACTTCCATTTCGTGCTTATCTTGCGGAATGGCTGATGGATGTCGGGCCGGTCATGCAGGGCGGGATGGGGTCGGTGGCCCTGTCCCATTTAGAAATTCAGGCGTGGGCCGCAAATGTAGGGCTGCGGTTTGAAGGCGACGAAGCGCAATGGCTGCAAAAATGAGCGGGGTTTACGCCAGTGAATTGTTCGAGTCGAATGGCAAAAACACACAGCAGCCGTTCCGGGATTAATCCGCATGGATGATATGGCAATGGTTGGCCTCGGGGTTGACAGTCGGGACGTGCGGCAGGCCACCGGTGATCTGGATCGCTTTGCGCGCTCTGGTGATGAGGCCGGCAGGTCTGCAGGCCGTGCGCAAGGGGCGTTTGCTGGCATGGGGCGTGGCTTGGCCGTTGCAGCGGCAAGCGCACTGGCTGCCGTGGTCAGTATTGGCGCGCTAAGTTCGCAGCTTAATCGCTTTATTGACGCCACGGTGACGAATGAGAAAGCCCAGGCGCAGCTTGGCGCTGCCATTACATCAACAGGCGGCGCGGCGGGTAAAAGCGTGGCCGACCTGAACGCGCACGCGGCGGCGCTTCAAAAGGTCACAAATTTCGGTGACGAAACCATCAACGCCATGCAGGGCGTGTTGTTGACATTCACGCAGATTAAGGGCGACCAGTTTGACGCGGCAACCAAAGCCACGCTGGACTTGGCAACGGCGATGGGCACTGACCTGAACTCGGCGGCGCTGCAAGTCGGTAAGGCGTTGAACGATCCTGTTTTGGGCATGACAGCACTATCGCGCTCAGGCATCCAGTTTACCGAGGCGCAGAAAGAAATGGTCAAAGGCATGGTTGCGGCCAATGACACAATCGGCGCGCAGACAATCATTCTGGCAGAGTTGGAAAAGCAATTCGGCGGGTCTGCTGAGGCGGCGCGAAACACACTCGGCGGTGCGCTGGCATCCTTGCGCAACGCCTTTGGCGACTTGTTCGAGTTGTCTGGTCCGGGATCTGAAAACCTGCGCGCATCCATTGAGCGGCTGACCAAAGCCGTAGCGGATCCTGCATTTTTCGCTGCGGTGCAATCCATTGGCACGGCGCTGTTTGCGGCGGCTGAAATAGGCGTGGGGGCTTTAACTGCGCTATCCGGTGCGTTTACGTTTGTGTCCGAAAACCTTGATGTTGTAGGGGCGACCCTTGGTGTTGCCGTCACGGCTTTTGGCGTTAAATATGTGGGAGCGCTGGCACTTTCCAAGATTGCCACGCTTACTTTTGCGGGCGCGCTGGGAATACTCA